CGCCTGGCGCTCTCTCAGTGCCTTGCCGGATACCACCACACCGGGAGTATCGCGCCCCGGCTCATGCGGCATGCCGGCGAGCTCCATGAGATCCTGCTTGGCCGACTGACGGGCGTTGACGATGCCGGCCGGTACCTGCACGGCCTCGGTCCGCTGCGGCGGCGGCACGAGAGGTGAATTCGGATCATCCGGGTTGGCATGAACGAGGTTGTAGGTCAGCGAGCTGTAGGGCTTCTGATTGGCATCCTTCCATTCGGGATGGCCGTCCAACTGCCCTTCCGCGGCGATGTACGGGGCCCGAGGGGCGAGCGCGACAATCTCAGTCTCGCACGTCGCCCAGTAGTTGAGCATGCGGTTGGAATCTTTCAGGTCGCGGATCATGCCGCGCATGCGGACCTGACCGTTGATGTCGAGGACGTTGCCCAGACAGCGCACGACCGGGATATGCCGGCCCGGGAGGGTGCGTTTCTCCACCACCTTGCGGCCGTTGAGCCGGAACCATTGGATGGTGCGGCGATAGGACATGCGGCCCTGGGACTGGCCGGTGACAGGATCCTTCTCGGTGGTGATCGGCGGATTCAGCGCTTCGAGCGCGGGCTGCAGGCGCTTCCAATCCTTGTCAAAGAGCGTGGTGCCATCGGTGAGGTAATGCAGATACTCGGGCTGCTTATGCACCCGGTAGTACTCGGCCAGCCGGATCTTCTCCTTGGACTCCCATAGATGGCCCGTATCGCCTGAGCCACCGCGTCTCCATTGCGCGTTTTCAGCCTTCGGATACTTGCGCTTGTACTTCGCGCGGCTCATCTCCTCGCTGATCAGGATCCACTCGCGGTCCTGGCCTGTGGGAAGCTGACACGACGGATCGTCGTAGACCGTGAAGGCATTGCGGATGGCGCGGATCTTCAATTCCTGGTCGCGGCTCTCCTCGTCCACCCATTCGGCGATAACACGCCAGTAGCCCCAGCCGATCTTGACCGCGCTCTCACCGCCGGTGTCGTAGGCCACTGAGGCGTTGGAGAGCGTCTCGATGTGGCGGATCAGGCCGCCCACGACCTTGGCATCCTCCACCCGCGCCCCATCCCCCACCGGATGCACTTTGATACGCGGGCGCTGTTGGCGCATGTTGTTGCAGACGCGCTTCACCATGCTGCGCGTCAGATTGATCGTCAGGGTGGGCCGGCGGTCGATCCGGCGCATGTTCGCCAGATCAGCGGGCCACTGGTTGCCATCCTCGAACTCGAGATCATTGATCGCGAGCTTGGTGTTCTCCCCGTTCGCCTCGACCGAGATGCGCAAGCGCTCATCCGCTTCGAGGAACACTTCCTCGTTGGTGATCGCAGGCTCGTCGAACTGGCGGGGGATTTTGGGCGTGGCAGCGCACTCGTGAGCGTGGCGCCGCGCATTGTATTACCAGCGGTTCAATCGGTCCACTGGCGAATCAATCAAGCTCCATTGTTTCACTGGCGTTCCACGTGGAACGTTTTTACGCCAGCCAGCCCAGTCCATCAGCACGCGGGGCGGCGCCATGCTCCTCCTCCCGCACCTTCTTGGGCTTTTTCTGCATTGCGAAGTACCGCCGCATCATGATGGCGTAACGGGTAGCGCTGATCAGGTCGTCATTGAGCTTCACGATCAGCCCGTCCTTGCGGTGGTAGAGCTCGAACTCCTCGAACCAGTCGAGCAGATGGGCGAAGACCTTCAGCCGGCCAGTCTCCATGCGCTCGTACATCTCCGTGATGCCCGCCTCGACGCCGTTCGTCCCATCCTCGAACTGAGCATGCTGGAAAAGCATCGCCAGGCCATGCTTCTTGTAGATCGCCTGGAGCTGTTGCTGGTCCTGGGCATCGAACTTGCCACCGGATTGCTTGCCGTCGTGGGGCCATGCCCAGGGAAGCCAGACGCCCCAGGGGAGCGTTGCCGCGGCGAAGAGCATGGGGGTCTGGGCTTTGGCGCGGTGGGCAGCCGTCACGTAGAGCGTGTCTGAGTCGCGATCCCAGGCAACACGGACACCAGCGGAGGGGTGATCCCAGCCGAAGTCAATGCCGGCACCTTGAGGCCAGTGAGCCGGGATCTCGAAGCTTTGGCAGGCCACCTGGGCACGATCGAAAGGGAATACTCGACCGCTGCCGAGTTGCGGGATGCCTTCGGTGCGCGCTTTCCTTTCATGCTCCGGGTACGTCGCGATGATCGCGGCTCTTTGCTCATCGGTGTAATGCTCCACGTCGAAGATGGTCATCATGGTGAGATGACCCACCTTTTCGAGGTAGTAGCGTCTCACGACCTCCGAAACGCCCTCCAACGGGGTCATGGTGATGTAGATCGGCCCCAACGTCGTATTGGTGCGGGTCAGACACTCGGTGAGGATGTCCAGCGGCGGCTCTTCATCCAGCCAGCCCCCGTCGAGCGTGTCGGCCTGCCATTTGCTGCGGCCCTGGTCATAGCTCTGTAGCTGGATGCTGGAGATGCCACCCGAGACATGACGCACCAAGATCGACGCAACGGCATCCGGCACGCCCTGCTTGCGTGACCAGTCTACCAGACTATCCTTGGGGATCGAGCCCGTACCCCACTCGTTCTCATTCTCAGGTGGTCCTAGCAGCAGACGCTGCACGCCCTTGCGGGTGAGTTCACTCGATTCTGATCCTGCGATCCATCGCACGGGTCGATTGAAGCGCTTGCCATCCCACCAAGGCGCATACTGTCCGGTGAGGTGCATGGCGGTTTCGTAGGCAGCGGCCAGCGTCTTGCCGAGCTGGTTGCCCGCCATGAGCATGCGCTCACGATAGATCGCCCCCGCCGCATGGAACTCCCGCTGCTTGGGATACGGGCGGTAGTCAGTGAGACGGCAATTGGCCGCCCGGCGCTCGAGTTCCTTCTGCAACTGCGCCAGTAGCCAGGAAGCTTTGGAGGGCTCGAACGGCATCGAGGAGTTCGTCAGCACTCATCTCCTCCAGCGGACGTTTGACTTCGATCTCTTTCGGGCATAGCGCGGCGATCGCCTTGATATACGCCTCAGGCTTGTCTTCCCGGCATTTGACTATCGCGGACTTGCCGTGCTCATCGAAATCGGCGGCCAGGGCGTTCAGGAAGGCGGCGGTGAGGCGATTGCGGGCACCCACGGGCTTGCCACCGGGGTTTGCGCTCTGACCGGGCTGGAATGGCTTGAGGTTGGCGAGAGGATTAGCCATTCACTGTTTCTGCGTGGGTAGCTTCGTCTGGTAGGAGTTGAGCAATGGCTAGGGGATCGCCATCGACGCAAGCCCGAATGATCTTCCTCAGGCGCTCTGTCTCTTCGAGGAAATCCTCGTGCGAAACCCATTCGCCGCGCTTATCCTCTTGCCTCGTTCGCAATTGAGCCTCAAGCCATTCGATGTGAGTGATCAGGACCCTCGCTTGGTGCGAGGTGACGTGTAAATCAGCAAAGGCATCCGGCCCTTGCTGGGCGAGTTGGCGCAGAACGCCTTCCAGGCCAGTACCAGGCCGAATCTCTCCGGGAACGCTCATTCAATAACTCCGGCGACATCCTCTTCCCGGCACAACACCACTTCCTTGTTCCCCCATCTGACGGTCGGATGCAGATAGCCGCCGATCTCCAGCCCTCCAATGTCAACGATGTCGCCCACCTTCAGGTCACAGGGGCGGAAGCATTTGGCGAGCCAGGACTTGGTTCGCCGGCCCTTGGGACCATCGTAGCGCCGTGGATAGACCCCTGGACCGACCGCGAGCACTTTGCCCCGCACCGGCTTGCCACGATAGACGACGTTCAGGGATGTTCCGTGGTCGATCGGCAATGGTTCGATGACGATCACGTCACGCAAGGGGCGGATGTTCGCGGAGGCCGGAACGAAGTCGAGGATCTCATTGCCTAAACGAACGCCGGGAGAATTTAGACAGTCTGTGTCCAAAACAGTCCTCTGCGCACTTTTGAAAGATATGAAGGATCAATATTGAATTGACGTCCTAGTTCCGCGTTGCTGAGAGTAGAAGCACGGACCTTTGCCACAATTTCAGGGGTCAATTTATATGGCAAAGTCCCGTGAATTTTTTTGTCCGCTTCATTCTCTACGCGAGTAGCCCAGCGGAGATTCGAATAATGGAGATTTTGGCGATTTCCATCGTTGTGGGCTACCTCATACTCTACAGTAGGAGGAGGATCTAAAAATGCCGCAGCGACGAGGCGATGGATGAGAAATTTTCTGGCTTTCCCGGTTCCTCCCCCAAAACAAAGGCTCACTGTGGGGTAGCCATTGCGTAGAAAAGACTTGAGTAGAGAATGTTTGGGAGAGATGCGAATGGCGATCGCGCGTCTGACCTGCCCAAACTCGCTGACTTCGTAATTCGTCCAACCCGGAATTGCTCGCCACTCCGAAATCTCTCGCGTACCTGGGCTATCGAGCATGTCGGCGTTCATTTGACGAGCGCCAGCTTGACCGCTGCCTTGAGGTTCGTGGCGGGATCGGCTGGCGCATCCACGTCATGGTTGACCGGATGGGCATAGGCGAGCTTAAAGCAATCTGGAGCGCCCGGGCACTTCGCATGCTCGTCAAACCAGGCATTTACCTCGTGCGCCGATGGGGGACGGCCGTAGGCGCCTTGGAGACGCTTGCCGAGCATGAGCTTGCTATCCTCGGGATGCGAAGAGCAGACGAGGTAGAGGCGGTTGCCTTCGGTCATGCTTTCTTCTTGCGCTTCATCTCTTCGCGCACGGCGGCGTACTTCGGCTTCGCGACAGGCTTGGTGCCGAGCGTGCGGGCGATGAATCCACCGAGGGATTCCTTACGCATCGGGCTGGGCATTGCGGCCGCCATCACCGAGACCCCATACCTCAATCGTGAAGCTTGTCACAGTGTAGGAAACCGGATTGTCCGGAATCCACTTTACTGTGCGTTCATCGACTCGTTCAAAATGTCCTGTCGAACTGTCCAAGACATATTTGAATTCGGGAAATACTTCCCCGAAATCGACGATGAGGCTCATTGCGCCAGCTTGCCCTTGGTCACCACCGACTTGTCAGGGTGCTCATGCAGTGGAAAGCTCACC